ATGGTGTCTAGCGGAGGCGGAGGCAGAGAGAGGGGTGCAGAGGGGGGGGGGGGGGGGGGGGGGGGGGGGGGCGGAGGCAGATGACCTCAAACAACGCGCCGACGCCCTAGGCGTCCTGATCCGCGCCGGGGTCGAACCCAAAGCCGCCGCTGACCTTGCAGGCCTGCCCGGAATCCGATTCACCGGGGCAACCCCCGTATCACTACGGGAGAAAACCTAAACAACACCCATGGGAGGGAGGTGCTAGCCATATGGCGCGAGACTTGGATGCCGAAGCTGACTACCAGCAGGCCATGGATAACTTGCGGACCCTCGCTATACGGGATCTAGTGTCCTGGTGGAAACAAACCGAAACCCTCGGCTTCGCCGACGCCAAGCAGCTTATGGAAGAGCCCTTCCAGGCAATCATTGCGGCCTACGGGGAACAAGCCGCCTACGCCGCTGCTGACTACCTATTCCGCTCCCGCAGCCTCGACGACAACTTGAAAGGCCTGGAATATCCCGAAGTGGCTGACCCGGCGGGGTTTGAGCAAATCCTCGGCTCCTACGCCTGGGCGATGAACACCTCCCGCAACGCTACCGGCGGTTTGGATAGGCAGCTAGTGCTACGGAAACTCGCCGGCATCACCAACCGGCTCGTGCAGCAGCCTGCCCGCGAAACCGTGTACCAGGCCACGCGGAAAGCCGGCACCCGCTACGCCCGTGTGCCGGAACCCCACGCCTGTACGTTCTGCCTCCTCCTTGCCAGCCGTGGTGCTGTCTACAGCCACGATACGGTGCTACTTACTGAGGCTGGCAAAAAATACCACGACAACTGCAAGTGCCTCGGCATCGAAGTGCAAACCCCCGCCGACCTACCACGCATCAATCAAGAACTAGAACAAATCTACGCGGAATCCGGCAAATACCCCGGCAGCGACCAAGATGCCTTCGCCGAAGCCATAGAACGCCACCGAAACCAAACACCCGACTGGGTACCACCAGACGCCGTCCGATACCGACGCGCAGTCGACATGTCGAAAGCTACGGTCAGGCGGAAAATCACCGCCAAAGAAGCCTTAGACATCGGCTTAGCGGATGACACAGCATGGCCCGAAAAAGAAGACCGAATCCGCAAATGGCTAGAAGACAACGGTGCGCAATCCGTCATTAAACTCAAGGAACTGGACAAAATACCCGGTGGCGCAGGACTCCGTTTTAAAGAAAAAACTGGGATTTCAAATACTCCTGATGCCATCGTCGATGGGATCACCACGGAGATGAAATCCATCACCTCGAAAAGCGGAATTAATAACAGGGCCAGAAAAGGAAAAAAACAATCGAGCACGCTCATTTGCGACCTAAGGGAATCAATACATGATGAACAAACCATCTTGGCTGATTTACGCAGGGCAGTAGACAATAATGGTGCATATCTTGATAGAATCGTAGTGATAACCACGAAAAAAACCATTCTCTGGGAAAGGAGCTAAAAATGTCGTATGTCGCATCCATCATCATTCGAGGCGCTGTCGAAAGCCCCGAGGATGTCATCACCCAAGCCGAAAATTTAATTGCCTCAAATTTTTCTTCGGCGAAAAGGTACCCGAGTGTCCGTGTCCTTTTAACCCCCCCCGAATTTAAACGTGATTTTGGGCTCGCTGAAATTGACGTTACCCAGTCTCGGGACTCAGACGCGCTATCTCTCCTGAAGGAGATTTTCTTCTTCCTTTGTGAGGAAACCGATTGGGCCCTAGAACTCGACTGGGATGGTGCCGAAGACCTCAGCGATGATTTCAGCGAATACATGCGGCGCCCCCGCGGTGATTCCACCCCCGTGGTGTTCGACCCGTATTCCGATGAGGAACAGGACAATCCCTACTGGGAACGAGAAGAAGTCCGGTTAGCCGCCGCCAGCGCTTAAAACTAGCATCCCCAGTAACCCGCGTTCTCCCCTCCCCGCGAGACCGCGGGTTTTCTCATACCCAAAACACACACGAATATGAAAGGAACCCCCATGCCAGCCAGAGCATTAGCAATGCCCCCCTGGGTGCGAACCATCACCCCCGACATCCCCGCCGGCGGCACGACTGATGCCACCCAGAATGATACCGCAGCTCCGCAAGCCCAAGACCGCGAAAGCGAAACCCCCAGCGACAACAATAGCGGTGATGAGGAGGGTGACCCCGACCCCGAGCCAGCAGATGAGCCGGTAGGCGACGTAGCCGCCTGGAAAAAACACGCCAGAACCTGGGAAACCCGGGCTAAGGAAAACAAAAAAACCGCTGACAGCCTCCAGGCCCAGCTTGATACTGAAACAGGTAAAACCAAGCAGGCCGAGGAAGCCCTCGCTGAAGCAACCAAACGCCAACAGGCAGCAGAGCAAACAGCTGCCCGCCTAGAGCTTGCCCTGGAATTCGGCCTCAGCCGGAAAGAAGCCGAGACCTTCCTCCACGGCGACACCGAAGCCATGCGCACCCAAGCACAACTCCTTGCGGATCGTGCCGGGGTTGGGGCGTCGAAAAGCCGCCCCGCCACTTCGCCGCTCCAAGGCAAGGGCAAGGCTGGCTCCTCGAAAGAAAGCGACCGCAGCTGGGCGCGCCGACTCATGGGTAAAACCAAAACCGACAAATAAAGGATGTGATTCATCATGCAACTCAGCCCAATCCGTGAACCTCTAGGGGTCGATAACCGCAAGTGGTTAGGAAGCCGCCACGGCGTGGCTAACGCCCAAACCGTCACTATTGACGGGAAGAAAATTTCCGCCGTTGTGAAGGACAACGTTCTGCCTTCCGGTATCCCGTTGAAGCGGGGGGCTGGCGGTAAATACGAGCCAGTCACCGCGGTAGGTGACACCCTAGCCGGGTTCCTGCTCACCTCCCAGTCCGCCAAGCAGAAAGACGTGGATATCGTGGCCCCCATGCTCGACCACGGCCGCATCCGGGTGAAATACCTCCCCGAAGGCGTATTCGACATCACCACCTTGACCACCCCTAATCCTCTTTTCATCCTCACCCCGAAGGAAGGTGACTGATCCTCATGCTATGGACCGAAGTTGTGCAGCCGCAGTCCCTCACCACTGTGGCCCGCGAAACCCTTGATGAGCGGGAACGTTCTAAAAACATTCTCGCCCAATTCCTCCCCAACCGCGTTGTCGACGACATCTCCGTGAGCCTGTCTGCAACCAACAATGGCCTGGTCGAGGTTGCTGAATACCGCGCCTACGACGCTGAAACCCCCATCGGTGCTATGCCCGGCGGTAAGAAAATCTCCCTGGAACTGCCACCCCTGGGGCAGAAAATCCCCGTCAGCGAATACGACCAGCTCCGGGCCCGCGGCATCAACGCCCCAGCATCCGGCAAAGATTTGATCGGCCGGGCCACAATCACCGCAGCCCGGGCTGTCGCTGACCGGGTGGAAATGCTGCGTGGCGAAATCCTCACCACCGGCAAGGCCCTCATCAGCGAAAACCAGTTCAACGTGGAGCAAGATTTCGGCCGCGACCCCCGCCTCACCACCACCGTAGGTACCAAGTGGGACCAGTACGCCACCGCAACCCCAATCGAAGACCTACAGGCCCAAGCAGAGGTTTACGCCAACCTCAGCGGTGAGGCCCCCGGCTACCTGCTGGTATCCCCTAAAATCATCACCAGCCTGATCCGATGCGAAGAAATCCGCAAAATGGCCGGCGGTGTGAACGGCATCCCCAGCATGGTGACCGTGGACTTCCTCCACAGCGTGCTCGCATCCTTCGAGCTGCCGCCCCTTTTGCGGTACGACCGGAAGATCCGCAAAGGCGGGGCGCTAAAACGAGTAATCGACGAAAAAATCGCCATCATGCTCCCCGCTGTAGACGGCGAAGAATCCCCACTGGGGCGCACGTTCTGGGGCACCACCCTGGAAGCCGTCGACCCTGCCTACGGCATTGCCGAAGAAGACCGCCCCGGCATCGTGGTTGGTGCCTACCAAGAAGACGACCCGAAGTCCACCTGGGTGCGGGCCAACGCTATCGGCATGCCCGTGGTTGGTGACGCTAACTACACCGCGGCCATGACCGTCCTCTAAGAGCCAAGGAGAACTACTATGGCAACCATCCGAGGCGACCTAGGAAGCTACGTCATTGCGCACGATGAAACCCAGGCCCATGTACTCGCCCCAGGTGCGGAAGTACCAGAAGGCGTAACCATCCACCCCGACCTGCTGGAACCAGATCCCGAAGATCCCGAAGACTCAGGTGACGGTGGGGCCGGTGGGGAGGACAAGCCCCCAGCAGGCCCGAAGACAACCCGCCGGAGTAACAGCCGTGCTCGCAAGTCTTGACGATGTTAAGGCCCGCATTCCCCACGTGGATTTCGGCGAAGACCGTGCCCTAGGGTTGCTGGAAGAAGCATCAGCCCTGGTTGAGGGATACCTGCAAAAAACAGTGCCCGAACCAGTGCCGGAAACTGTCAAAATCGTGGTATCCCGCATGGTAGCCAGGGTCATCGAGGCCCCCAAAGAAACCGCCTTCCAGGAATCCATGCAGGTCACCGCGGGCCCTTTCAGCCAAAGCGCGAACTTCACCCACGGTGGTAGTGGTGGCGCCCCCTGGCTCACCACATCGGACAAAACCATGCTGGCCCCCTTCCGTAAGAAACGCCGCGGCATCTACTCCATCACCATGAGCTAAAGAAAAGAGGGTGCGATGCCAGGCCTGCCAACAAACAGTTATTACCCGGTGACCCGGCTCCGCCGCTTCAAAACCGGCACCGATGAGCTCGGCAACCCCACCTACGGGCTCCAGGGCACCATCATCCACGTAGCGGGGTGGGCGAAACCCACCACCGCAGAACCCGAACTAGCGGGCCACGGACGCCGAACAGTCGCCATAAAAATGTACGCCCACACCGGTGGCTTTATCGAAACCGATATTGTCATCCTCACCCCAGGCGGCGAACGCCTAGAGGTTGTGGGCGAACCCGAAAACTACGAACACAGCCCCTTCGGCTGGGCCCCAGAATTGGAGGTGATTAATCTTGCTGGAATCGAATAAACAATGGCTGAAAGTAACCCTTGGTGCTGAGGAAGACCGAGCGGACTATGTCGAATGCGTAAGCTTATCCTTTGACGGCGGCAGTCTTATCTGCTTCGCCGATGAGGGTATGCGGCAGGTACGTGCCGCGTATTCGCCCACCGGGTGGGCCAGGTGCATGTGGGTGGATTATGACGAAGTACGTGCCGAACAAGACAGCGCTCGGTACAAGTGAGCGGACTATGGCGAAGTACGTGCCGAACAAAGCGGCGTTGAAAGCGCTACTCAAAGACCCCATGACCCAAGGTGTCGTAGTCGACCACGCCGAACAAGTAGCAGCCCGCGCCGGTGATGGGTTTGTCTCCTCCTACCAGATGGGCAAAACCCGCCACCGCTGCATCATCTACGCCGACACCTGGTCAGCCAAACGCCGAGAAGCCAGGGACAACATCCTCACCCGAACCCTAGGCTAACCCGCCTTCTGGAAGGAGGCCCATGTGACCACCACCGCCACCACGCTAGTTATTGCCGAGCTGGCGCGCCGGGTAGGGGTGCCGGTATCCAGCCGCATGCCAGGCACCCCGAAACCGCAAGCCTTCATCATTGTTTCCCGCATCGGCGGCGGCATGGAGGACTGGGCACTCCGCAACCCCCGGTTTTTGGTGGAGTGCTACGCCCACACCGAGCTAGACGCTGAGGCCATGGCCGAAACAGCCTACGAAGCGTGGGTGCGGATGCGAAGCAGCCAAATCCACCCCCCCCCCACAGCCCCCCCCCCCGGGTCCGCCGCCCCCGACCCGAAGCTCTATCGCTTCCAATTCACCGGTGGCGTGCGGCTCCTAGCCCATTAGCCGGCCCCTGGTGCGGCAGCAGGGGACACCATCCTGCCGCAATTCCCTTTTCCGACATTCCTGATTTAGGAGACCCATCATGGCTATCAACATTCAAAACGCCTTCGTGGCCACCCCGCCCATCGACGGCGGCGTCTACTTCAACGCCCCAATCAATACCCCGTTGCCAAAAACTGCCCTCGAAACCCTCCATGAGGACTTCAAAGATCACGGCGCTGTAGGCGAAGACGGCTTCACTCACACTATCAACCGGGAAACCAGCACCGAAAAAATGTTCGGCGGAGATGACTGGGTAGACACCCAAACCTCGTATACCGAAACAGTCGTTCTCACCCTGCTCGAAGACGGCAACACTAATGTGCTCCGATCTTGCTTCGGCGACGCAAACGTCATCGAAAAAGCAGCCACCGACAAACACGGCCGCCAGATCACCGTGTACCACACTGCTGAGCGGCTACCGCTCAAGCGTCACGTTGTGAAAGCCGTTTCCGGCGAAAAGGCTAAAACTTTGGTCGTGCCGGTCGGCCGGATCACTACCGTGGAAAAAACCGCTGAGGTCCATTCCGCATCCACGAAATACAACGTTACGATCACTGCTTTCAAGGGTCCCGCCGAATTCAAATTCGCAAACTCCTTCGAGCTGCGGGACGATGGCATGGTCGACCCCAACACCCCAGACCCCGACGCCCAAGACAAGACCGTGACCCTCCCCAGCGGTGTTACAGGCGGCACCTTTACCCTTTCCGTCGACGGCCACGCCACCGCCGAACTAGCGTTTAATGCCACCGCCGAAACAGTGCAAGCCGAGCTACGCAAACTCACAGGCGCCACCACCGCCACCGTCACCGGTAATGCTGGCGGCCCCTACACCATCAAGGACATCACCGGGGCCCTCACCGCCGACGGGTCCAAACTCACCGGTGGTGCGGGTACCACCATCACCGTAAACCCCTAAACCCCTCCCCGGTAACTCCGGGCGGCGGAGGGAACAACAACGGCGGGGGGGGGGGGGCCCCCCCCCCCCCCCCCGCCCCCCCCCGCCGCGCCCCCCCCCCCCAAGACCGGTTCAAGGATCCACCATGGCGGCCTCCCACCTTCAACCCCAGCACATCCGGCGCCACCGCCGGCCGAACTTCTTCGATACCTTCGGGTATGGCTCCCGGCCACAGAAGCCCAGTTCCTTCGTCACACTGCTGGTCAGCCTGTCGGTGATCTTTCACCTCGGGATGCTGCCCATCCTGTGGCAGGAAACCCCGGGCATCCCCAGCATCGTCTGGACTGGCGCCTCCGCCTCGCTGCTGCTGCTCACCACGCTGGCCGCCCGCCACAGCAGCATTTCGGTGCGCTGGACCACCACCTTCGCGGTGGCCTTTTTCTTTGCCTATCCCACCTTCGCCTGGATCAGCTACAAGGTCTGGGGACAGTCCAGTGGCGAGCGCGAAGACCTGCTGATGGCACTGGTGCCCATCATCTTCCTGGGCATGGTGCTGTACTTCGTGGGGGCCGCCGCCCGCAGCCACCGGGTCTACAGGGCATTCGTCATCACCTGGCTGATCATCGCAGCCTACGCCGTGTTCAACGCCCGCAACTTCAACATGCAGGGCCTGTCGGATTCCAGCTCCGAAACCGGCGTCAAGCTCAACTACCAGCTGATGGGCGACGCCTTTGCCATCTGCAGCACCATCCTGGCTCCACGCATCCGCAATGCCTTCTGGCAGTGGATGTTCATCCTGCTGGCCATCGGTGTGGCCTTCGTCATTCCATCACGCAGTGCTGCCATGTTCTGCGTGGTGTCGCTGCTGGCCATCCCGTTCCTGTCCAGCAGCATGACCATGCGCGTCATGGTGCTGATCGTGGCGGCCTGCTTCTTTGTCGGCTACAAAACCGGCACTTTCGCCACCGTGTTCGAAGGCTCCCGCTTCGAGTCGGTCTTCACGCCCGACGAGCAGGACTCCTCCTGGCAGATCCGCCAGGAAATCATGAACAAGGGCCTGATGCTGATCACCAACCGCCCCTTCACCGGTGAATGGGCGTTCCAGCTCAGCGACCTGAAGTATTCCGGCTACTACATGCACAACGCGCTCGACATCTGGGCGCAGACCGGCCTGATTCCGTTCCTGCTGTTCGTGGCCATCTGGTGCACGCTGCTCGGTGCACTGGTGACCGGCCTGGAGAGATGGCCACGCATCGCCCACGAAACCATACCGGTGCTGATGTTTGCCGCCCTCGAATGGGCACTGTCCCGCAACGTCAGCTTCGTGGCGCTGTTCTTCTGCCTCGGTTTCGCCTCGGCTGCACTGGCACAGGCACGCCTGGGCCACATCGTGCGCCGCCGCCGTGCCGAGCAGCTCAATACCCTGTTCGACACGCAGTTCTCGCCCGAGTCCCAGTTTGCGCACAGCCAGTTCTCGCACTCGCAGTTCATGCCGCAGACGCAGATCGTTCCCGAGACCCGGTTCATCCGGCCCCACCAGTACCAGGATCAGCCGCACCCTCGCGAGGACGCCCCGCAGCAGCAGTTCCAGGACAACCCGAAATACCAGGACCACACCCGCTTCTTCCCGGAACCGCGCAGCGCATCCTCCCGCGGCCCTTCCGGCAATGAACCGCCTGCCCATCACTGAGTCGACGGCACCATGAGCACTGCTTCCCCCTCTCCCACCCCCCCCCCCCCCACCCCCCCCCCCGCCCCCCCCCCCCCCCCCCCCCACCCGCCTCACACCCAGCGCG